TCCTTAGCAAGTTATCAGCTAAGTCCGCCAACTTGCACATTTTTTTAGGCATTTTTTTAATATAAAAACCCACAGCAATCCCATCTTCGTAGAACACGCAATCTTCTAAGATGTTAGGTTCAATAAATGGGCATTCTTGCCCCATTTTTACATTGTGAGAGATCTTAATTAAATCAATCCTCTTCATATTATATTATAATGTTTTTTGTTTTGTTTTTAAAAGGTCTATCAGCATCTTGCCTACATATACCCCTTGATTTCTCCAAAATTTAACTAACTCAAAAGCTTCTTCATAGTGGTGAGGCTCAAATTCTATTTGTATAGCTTTTCTAACTCCATCTGCCATATCTGCCATTTGACTACTTAGATCCTCCTCGTCAAGTAAAGATAAATCAATTTCTGGTGTTAACTCTGGTATCTCTAGCCCCCATTCAACTAACTCAAAATCTTCAAATTCATTTGCTAAAATATCAAAATCCCACTTTCCAGCTGTGTTGGCATTAGCTCTAACTAGAACCTCATCTTCTTGTTTTGGTGTTAAAACTCTGTCAGGAACATAAACATCAACTTCTGTCTCGCCCATCTGCTTCAACTTCAATGTTCTTGCATGTCCACTCAAAATAATTCCATCTTGATTGATATTGATTGGTTGCATAAAACCAATGGAATTAATAGAATTTTCAAGGTCTTTCATACCTTTTTCTGTAAATTCTCTTGGATTTTTCGGGTGAGGCTTCAAGTCAACTAATTTTCTAGTTTCAATCTTCCAAGTTATTCTTTTGTTGACGTTAGTTTTTGCTGTCATTAGCTTTTTTTAGTTGATGTTGCAATATAATAATATCATTCTTTAAATCATTATTAATCTCTAGCAGATCTTTTTGATCGCTCCACAAATCATCATAATCTTTTGTTAATTTAATAAGTTGTTTTTTTTTCTTAAAAAATATCATTTTATCTCTCTAGTTTAAATTCTTTAAATATTAATTGTCTTTTAGAACTATCTAGTTTTTGATATTTCATTGTCTTTTCTAGCTCAAATCTTAATGCCTTCTGCTCTCTCTTGTTAAACAAAGCTAAAAACGGCTTCTTAAAGTTGACATCTCTAAACTCACTAATCAATATTCTATATGAGTGATTTGGATAATGTCTTTGATAATAAACCAAAATATTTGGCGTTTCAGCGTGCCAGTTTTCAAAAACTCCTTTTATTTTGTTTTTGAAACTATTTTTGCCAAAATTAAACATCTTTTCTATTTCTAAGTTTAAGTTTAATCAATTCAAGCACTGCTTTACAGTAAGCGGGATAACATTTGTTTTTATGCCATCCGCTAATTGAGGCAACACCCACACCAATTAGTTTAGCTAAGTCCTTGCCCCGCATCACTTTATCAATTTTTAACAATTGATAAAATTCTTTAGCGTCAACCTCTGATAATTTTTTAAAAACTCTTATTTTTGACATTAGATTTAATAATTACATTAATATTATTATTGCTTAATATTATTCTTAGTCAAGCTATTTATTTATTAAAAATTACTTGACAAGTAATTTTTAGTAGTTTATAACTACTTGAAGTTAATTAAATTAACTATTTTAACAACCAAAAACTAAAAATTATGCACATAGAAAAAGATTTATTTGACAACGATATACCTAATATGTATTGCTCGCAATCCATAATGGTTTTTTTTGAAAACACAAAAGATGCTATTAAAGCTCGAAAACTTCATAAAGGATTAGGTGACAGAAATGTTAAAAGATTAAATTTAACATTCGGATGCTTTTTCTATAAAAATGAATCAGATGAGTATCTGGTGCAATTCATTAATGACAGAATTAATAAGTTTTTCGAAAATACTAATAAAATTACTAAGCATTATTCTGCTTACAAATTTGATGTTGAACATTTTAAAAATGATTATACTAAAATTTAATAACCTTAAGGGGCTTTTACAGCCCCTTTTTAACCAACCAAACTAACTAAAAATTATGAGCATTTACAAAAACCTAATTGACGCCTCAGACTCAAGCTATTTTGAGTATAATTTTAACAAAATAACATTTTTAACAAAAAATTTAGTTTTAAAGTTAGAAAAAAATAAACTCTTAAAGGAGGATAGAGAGCTATTAATTGAAGCGGTATACTTGCTGGATGAAATCAGAGGAATGTAAAAATTATATAACAACAACAACAACCAACTAAATATTATGACAAATAAATTTTTAGAAATATTAAACAATATGCGTTTTTTAGAAAGAAAAAAGACTGTTGAGGATATATATTGCCAGCCCGCTGGCTTGAATGAGCTGAGCAAGAAATTGGGTTGCACCCCTAAAACCACGCTTGTTTATTTGTCAAGACTAAGGATACCACGCAAAGGCAGGGGCAACAAATCAAAAAACACAACTCCAACTTTACTAAACACAAATCAATAAATTTATGAATTTTCAATATTATTGTTTAACTTGTAGAAAATTAATAATTGAGTCAAAAACACCAAAAAAAGTGGATAATGATTGTTGGAGTTGTTGGGAAAAAGAACGCCAATTATTAAGAGAATTACCCGCTTTACTGGAGCAAGCAAAACGAAGCAAATCTTTGCGGATCAAGCAAGATGCTTTAAATGTCAAAATCAAAAATCAAAAATTAAAAGAGATTAGAAAGCAAGAAAAATTAGGCAATTTTATTAAAAATAACAACTAAAATTATGACAGATATCACGGAGCAAAACGAGGCTTTGAGTCTTTTGCAAAACACGCCAGAGGGCTGGGAGCATTTTCAATATTTCACAGATTATCTAAAAACAAATAAAGAATTTGTATTGAAAGCGATAGCGATAGCCCCTATTTGTTTTTCATTCTTGGGGGATACTCTAAGAAATGACAAGCAAGTAGCTTTTACTGCGTTAAAAAACGATCCTGGTCAATATGAGTTTGTTGGCGACGACTTAAAAAAAGAAAAAGATTTACCTAAACAGTATGCTAAATTCTTAATTATGGAATGGTCTAAATAAAATTTAATTGATATAATAAACTAAAAACTATGAAAACATTAAAAAACTTTTTAAGAAAACAAGAGCCTTGCAAAAGTGGCTTTGTCTTTGCAAAAGACTTGACGCTTGAACAGTTTTTAAAAACTTGCCAAAGGGGTGATTGGATTTTATGGCTATTCAATCGGACAAATCCAGATTCATTAAAAGAAATAACTTTAGCAAAAGCCCATTGTGCAAATACTGTGCGACATTTGATGAATGACGAAAGGAGTATTAAAGCGGTTGATATTGCGATTGCGTTTGGAGAGGGAGCGGTTGGATTTGATGAATTTCAAGAAGCTTATGATATTGCACACGCCGCTTTCTGTGATTCAGGGGACGACGCAGCTTATATTGCCTATGTCGCCGCTGCCCTCCAGGCATATGAATATTTTGATTTTAATCTAAAAAACACTGCAGATATTTGCAGGAGGTATTTGCCAATTGAAATTTGGAATACTATTGACATTTAAGAATAAATATTGATAATAAATAACAGTAACTGGGCACAAGTTATCTAATCTTTTATGGCTAGATGGGTGCCCCTATTTAGCCACCAAACCAAAGGGCACAATGCTATATCTAAACAAGCGTAAATCTTTTATAATCTATAAAAACAATTTATTATTGAAATTTAATTTAAAAATACTTTACTTTTACTTTTACTTATGATATTATGAAAATTGAAATTACAAAACAAGAGTTGGAGCAACTTTATTTGAATAATAATAATGTTTTTTTGACTAGAAAATTAGGAATTTCTATCACCACTCTAATGAGCTATCTTACTAAGTTTGGTATTGAAAAAAAAGGCAAAGGCAACAAGCAACCAAAGGCTAAAGTGATAATTAAATAAAATAACCCATTGGGTTATTTGGGTTATTAATGGGTTTTACTTTTAACCCATCAAAAGCGAACGAAAGCGAACGAAAGCCTTATTAGATATTAGAAATAAGATATTAGAAATAAGATATTAGAAATTAGAAATAAGAAATTATGGAAGATAATATAAAAAAAGAAATTATTAGCAAAGCAGGATTTCCAATTTATGCAGATTATTGGGATAAATATTTTTTGTTAATGTCTGGGGATCAGGTAAAGGAGGTTTTTAGAATAATATTTATTTTCAATAAAACATTCCAGATTGAGCAAAGTAATGACTTAGCAATAACGATGGTGGTAAATACAATCGTGGATAATTTAAAGAGGGATGCAGAAAAAAGAATTAAGCAGAGCAAAGCTAACAGAGAGAACGGCAAGAGTGGAGGAAGACCATCAAACGAGCAAAAGGTAGCAAATGCTAGCAAAAGCAAGCAAACGCTAAAGCAAACGCTAAAGCAAACGGGCAAGCGAAACGGAAGCAATACAGAAACAGAAACAGAGACAGAGATAGAAACAAAAAAAGAAACAGAAAACAAATATCAATATCTTGTTGACGGATTAAAATTTGTTTTGGAAAACAAAATGAATAAAAAAATTACCACCAATAATTGGATTAATGATTTTAGAAAATTAATTGATATTGATTTAAAAACTAGAACAAGTGGCGAGCTTGATGTTAAACAAGCAATCAATGAGATTAGCAATCATTATGGCGATAAATACTTCCCCATTATTCAATCTGCACAATCATTCAGGGATAAATTTACCAAAATTGAAAACTTTATTTTTAGGAATAAACAGGTTTCAAGAACTTCGGAAATGAGTATTTTATCAAAAATAGCAAATAAATATCACAATGAATAGTTTAATCAAAATCAAAAGAGTCAGCAAAAAAATAATAATTGACGAGCTTTCAAAAATAATCGTGGATCACTCAATCAACATTGTTGATGAAGTCCAATTTGACGCAAAAATCAATTTATTATTTGAGGATTGTTCTAATATTTCGGAAGAAAGATTTATTGCTAATGCAACAAATATCAGGAATAAACCATTGTATGGAAGATTACCTGCTAATTATGAATTCTTAGCAGAACAATCAAACAACGATGCTTTGGTAGCCAAAGTTAATAAAATTATTGGTGATAATATTGTTTTGAGGATAGAAACGCACAGCGGCGGGGCTAAACTATTCTTTAAATCTCAGGAAGAGTTTGAGATTATGAGAAACCACAAAAACAAAGACGAAGCTAAATTATTAATTAGCACCACCCTTTCAACAACAAAATTTGATTTTAATTTCTAATATGAAATATTCAAACATTGAAGCAGAAAAAATAATCTTAGGGACAATCATAATGAACAATGCTTATTTGAGCAGAGTTGCAGAGTTTTTGTTGCCCCATCATTTTTGCGAACCTGTTAATCAAAAAATCTTTGAGCAAATAAATATCACAGTTAATAAAACTGGTATTGTTGCTAATCAAATTACACTCAAGCAATTTTTTGAAAATGATCCTGAAATTAAAGAGGTGGGAGGATTAGCATATTTATCCAATTTGCTTTCAATTGCTACTGGTGTTGTTGATATTAGAGACTATGCACGAGAAGTATTGGAATTATGGCAAAAGAGAGGGCTGGAGGATATGTTAAGACAATCATTGATAGATTTGGACAAGAAAGATTTTACTAATGTATCTGCATCTTTAGAGAACGATATTTTAGGGTTAGCTTTTCAAGAGCCGGCAAAAAAAACACAGCATATTTCAGAAATAATTGATGATATTGAGAGAGACGATGCTCTAGGTATTTCAAACAAATTCACACCAACGGGTTTTAAAAATATTGACGATATGCTTAACGGCGGTATTCACTCAAAACAGTTAGTAATAATTGGTGCTAGACCATCAGTTGGTAAGACGACCATAGCACAAAATATTATCATTAATGCTAGTAGAACTGGTAAAAAATGTTTATTTATTTCGCTTGAGGTGGACAAAAAAAATGTTTATTTAAAATTTTTGTCCAATGTAGCAATGATTGATGGCTGGAAATTGCAAAGGCACGGTTATAATTTTAATCAGTCAGAGATTCAAGATTTAAACAACGCAAAATCAGAAATCAGGCAGATGGGTATTTTTGTTGATGATAGTTCTAGTTTGAGGGTTTCACAAATTGGGCATAGAATTAAAAATCAATTACAGAAACAAGCGGTGGATTTAGTTATTATTGATTATATCCAGATCATCAAGGGTGATGATATCAAAAATAAGAACGAAGCAATTATTATCAAAGATAATACTACAATGCTTAAAGGTTTTGCCAAACAATTTGATGTTGGAATTTTAGCATTGGCACAAATTAACAGAAAAGCGGTTGAAGGTGCTAATCAAGAGCCAACAATTAATGATTTTAAGAGTAGTGGCGGTATTGAGGAAGATGCGGACGTTGCAGTAATATTACATAGAGATCGGAGCGATGATAAAAAAGAAGGCTATTTTTCAGCAAATGGTAAATTAATTGTCGCCAAAAATAGGTTTGGGCGAACTGGTGAGGTATCAATAAATTTTGATGGCAATTTGAGTAACTTTAAAGAATTGGGGGAATTCTAATGCAACATATAAGCACGGCTTTGGCTAAATTATTAAAACAAATTAATGATAAAAGAATTATTAACAATAAAAAAAAATTATGAACAAGGAAATAAAAATAGCTTTGATTTTGAAAAAAGGTGATTTGTGCGGACAAGTAATTTTATCTGCCACTCAAAAAGAACAGCTTCTTAATGCACTAAATACAATTTGTAACGGTGAAGTTTCTGTTTTGGAAAATAATGAAATAGATTTAATATAAATAAAATTATGAACAAAAAACTTAGGGTAATATCATTATTTGATGGAATTTCTGGCGCTAGACAAGCACTCAAAGAATTAAATATTGATTGCGATTATTATTCAAGCGAGATTGATAAATATGCTATTCAAGTATCAAAAGCTAACCACCCAGATATTATACAAATGGGCGATGTTAGAAACATTGGAGGAAGTGTTGTTGATGTAGATTTATTAATTGGTGGCTTTCCTTGCCAATCGTTTTCAATAGCTGGAAATGGCAAAGGATTGGAAGATGAGAGGGGGCAATTATTCTTTGAATTACTAAGAATTTTAGAGCAAACCAAACCTAAATATTTTGTGTTTGAAAATGTTAATTCAATGACAAAAGAAAATAAGAAGATTTTGAGTGAATATCTTAAAATAGATTTTGTGATGATTAATTCTGCACTTTTAACAGCCCAAAATAGAAAAAGAATTTATTTTGTTGGCGAAAAACAAGACGATGGAAGCTATAAAAAAGTGGATATTGAACAACCGGTTGATAAAAAAATCTATTTAAAAGATATTTTAGAAAGTAATGTTGACGAAAAATATTATATCAATGATAAAGCCTTGGCTAATTATACAAAAAATGGAAAAATAAAAGGCTTTAAAACATTTAATGAGAAGTCTAATTGTCTCACAGCATCATTGCATAAAGGATTTGGAAATGACGGTTGCACTGTTGTTAGGGTTGGACATTTTAACAGTGGCGGGCAAGGTGATAGAATATATTCAGTCGCTGGTAAAAGTGTTTGTTTATCTGCAAACGGTGGGGGCAGAGGAGCAAAAACAGGGCTTTATAAAATAGATTTACCGGATGATGATTATACGGTTAGAAAACTTACACCCACAGAATGCGAAAGATTGCAAGGCTTCCCAGATGGTTATACAAATTGTGTTAGCAATACTCAAGCCTACAAAGGTTTAGGAAACTCATTTACCGTGCCGGTTATTAAGCATATTTTAACCACTTTAATTAAATAAATATATGAAATTAGAAGAAATACAAGAATTTAATAGAAAAGCTATTATTACAGCTTGTAATCCAGCAGCCAAAAATTATGACGAGGCATTGGAATTAGAAAAGCTAAATATGTTTTGTTTAGCAAAAATCAGCGACCAAATAGTGTTGTATAATTGTGTAAAAAATATTTACAAAAAGGAAGTTTTAGAGGTTTTGGGATTGCCCCTAACTTTGGATAGAGTGTTGATATCTCTGTCTGTAAAAGAAATTGGATACAAGGATGGTAGCTTGTTTGAAGTGAGTTATCATCGCGAAATATTCAACCATCCTGTTTGCGATTGGGATTTAACTAAACCAACTCTTGAAGAGCAAGACGAAGAGACACAGCAAGAAGTTGCTAAAATGCTGGGGTGGAGATGCAATTGAGCATTTATATATCAACCACAATTAACTTTATTTTAAAATGAATAAAATTATAAAAAACTGGAACAAAGTAACTCAAGAATTGGCACAAGAATTTGTGGATATTTACTATAATTATGATGCGGATTGCGAGGAAGATAGATTGATAATAACAGATGATGATTGGGTAGGTGGTGAGATTGGCGGTATTCTATTTGTAGCAGACCATTTTTGGAACATAGATAGAATGAAGCAATCTATTGAGTTAAAAGCAAGCTATAAGATGGTTTTTGATTATTATTATTTAGAAATTGAAAAGGAAGATGGGCAAACTTTACCAAATTTCAAAAACTATGTGAAATATTACGAAGGTTTTAAATTTTAAGGGGGGGTTGAACTTAAGAGACTCAAGGGTTTTGCTTCTGCTAGCGACACTGATGTCTAGAACAAATTGAAACGATTCTAGCCCCTAAGGGGATAAGGGCTGAACCGCAAGCTGAAATCAGCTCCCCCTCCAGAGTCAGACTGGATTATTGTAATAATAATATTTTTATTTATAAAAATCAATATTAAGTTAATAACTTAAATCTAAATAAATTATTAATTAATTCAAAATAACTATTGACAAATTATATACATAATGCTAACATTATCTTAATAAATAACTAAACGAAATTATGGAAAACGAAATACATTTTAAAAAATTGCAATCAGCAATCAAATATCCTCTTTGGCTTGCTAAATGGCTTTATCACCCCAGAACTAAATAATATGACCAAAAAATTAATGGACAGACAAGAATATTGCACACAATGTATTTTGCTTAACAAAGAAAAAAGAAAGCAATATAAATTAGATAATAAAGAAAAGATTGCAGTGCAACAAAAGAAATATGGTTTGAATTATCGTTTAGATAATACAGAAATTATTAAGGCAAAGGCTAAAAAGAAATATCAACTTAAAAAAGCACAAAATGAAAATGAATAATCAAACAACGGAGAATAATATGACCAAAAAATTAATGGACAGACAAGAATATAACAAAAAATATTTTTTAAATAATAAAGTAGATATTGCGGCACGAAAAAAGCAATATTATTTAGATAATAAACAAGAACTGGATGCAAAAAACAGCCAATATAGATTAGTTAATAAATTAAAGATTGCAGTGCAAAGAAAGCAATATTATTTGGCTAATAAAAATAAAAAAACAACTTAAGAAAATAAATAATAAATAATATGACTTCATTTTTAAAAAAAATTGCACAAGCAAAAGAATTGGGAGAGGATCAATTACAAATTTGGAATATTACTCACGATAATTATAGTGATATTGATTTTAATAATAAAAAAATAGAGGAGGGGGTAAAAATAGACATTGAAGGCATAATATGCGATCAAGATTTTGAGCAATCAAAATTAACAATTGTGGCTATGATAACTACTAATCAAATGATTAAAGAATTATTAACAAAAAAACTTAAAGAATATGAACAATGAAAATTTAGAAATTAGCATAGTACAAATAATTGGCAAAAAAGATGAGCTAATTAGAGAACTCACTAAAGAAATAGAAAAATTAAAAGGTGATAAATTAGCTCTTAAAACAAAGCTAGAAACTGTGGTAGAAGTAATTTTTGAGGTATAAAATATGAAAGTCAGAAAGCAGGATTTGAGTGGTAAAAAATCAATCACGACAAAGGAACTTAACAAAAAACTCAATTTAATTATTGGAATCAGTGTTTTTTTGTCATTTATTGCGATAATATTTATCAATTCTATTTTATTAACCTTAATTAAATAACTCAATAAATAAAAATTATGGCCAGAATATTAAATTATTATAATGATACAATAATGTTTGAAGATGAATCTTTAGAACTTAAAGAGTTGGTAGTCCAAAATAAAAAATATCTTAGTGGTACTAATCTTAGTGGTACTAATCTTACTGGGGCTGATCTTACTGGGGCTGATCTTACTGATGCTTATTTTATTAATACTAATCTTAGTGGTACTAATCTTAGTGGTACTAATCTTACTGATGCTAATCTTATTGGTGCTAATATTAGTGGTACTAATCTTAGTTACGCTAATCTTAGTTACGCTAATCTTAGTTACGCTAATCTTAGTTACGCTAATCTTAGTAGTGCTAATCTTACTGATGCTAGTCTTACTGGTGCTAATTTTGATAGTGCTATTCTTCTAAAAACAAAATTTTAATAACTCAATAAATAAAAATTATGACAAAAGAATTAACAATTTTAGAAATAAAAATACCAACTCAAAGAGATGAGGTTAGCGACGAAACAAAAATTAATGAACTCATAAAAAATATTGAGAGTTTAAGGAATAATGTTTTGTTTTTTGATACACCGGAAGCAATCAAAGAGTCAAAAAAGTTTAAAACTGATGCAAATAAATTTATCAAAGAATTTAAAGAATTTTGCGACCCGTTGGAAGAGGAAGGGCGAACAATAGCAAAAACTAGAAGCAGAGTAAAAATAGCATTAGACAAAATTGTGGAAGAAAAACTAAGCCCAATTTATGAAAGAGAATTAGAATTGAAAAAAATTAAAAATGAATTATTCATCACTAGCGGTAATGTACAAAGTTGCGTTATTAAAATTGAGTCTTTAAGACGACTTGATAGTTATGATTGGTTGGGACTAAAAGAAGAGGCATTACCAATTATTAGGCAGTCAAAAACCTTCTTTCAAAATGAGCTTATTGGTTTTGAAAAAATAGAAAAAGACAGATTAGAATTTCAAGAGCAACAAAGGTTAGTTAATGAGCAAAGAATTAGAGATGAAGCGACTGCCAAGGCTAAACTTGAGGCACAAAAAGCCGTTGATGATGCTAATAAAAGAGCAGAAGTAGCGGAGGCAAAGGTTATTACACAGCCAGCACCAAAACCAGCACCAATTAATGATGAAGTAAGCCACCAAGCCAAAATACATAATGAGATTTTGGTAGATTTGTTAGAATATTTTGACAGCCCAGAAATTGCTAAAAAACTTATTAAAGCAATAGCAAAAAAGAAAATTAGAAATTTAACAATCAATTATTAACTTAAATAAATAAAAATTATGGAAATTAAAAAAGCAACACGAAAAGCAACACCAGCAATCATCTGTTTTTATGGACAATCTGGCAGCGGCAAGACTTATTCTGCATTAACATTGGCAAAAGGTTTGATTGGCGATAATAGAATTTGTTTGATTGACACAGAAAACGGTCGGGCAAGTCATTATGCTGACGAATTTGATTTTGATGTCATAGACCTTGCTCCGCCATTTACTCCGTTTAGATATATCCAAGCGGTAACTGTCGCGCAAAAAGCGGGCTACAAAGCTATTATAATTGACAGCATCTCGCACGAATGGGAAGGCACTGGTGGATTATTAGAGCAAGCAGAGCAATCATCATCAAAAAACGGATTGCAAGCTTGGGCAAAACCTAAGGCTGACCACAGAAAATTAATGAATATGCTATTGCAGTCTAAAAGCCATATTATATTTTGTGCGAGGGCTAAATATGATTTAGAACAAGTAGTAGTTAACGGTAAAAAAGAAATAGTAAATAAAGGGTTAATTCCAATTCAAGAAAAGAACTTCCCATTTGAAATGCTGATTACTTTTAAAATGGAAGAAAAAGGTAATGTATTTATTAAAAAATGCGTGAAATCTTTGGAGGCAACTTTGCAAATCAAAGAAAATGAATATATTAGCGAAAAACACGGCAAGATAATTGCAAACTGGATTTGTAAAGGTGAGGTGGTTGATTTGGAAGTTAAAGAGTTAAAAAATGAAGCTAGAGAAGTAGCTATTAGCGGATTATTATCTTTAAAAAATTGGGTTAAAAACTTAACGAGTGAACAGCAAATCGTCTATCGTAGATTTGACTCAACTTTTAAAACTGAAATACAGACTATCGCAGAGGATTCGCAAGCATCAGAAACAATTACAAGCGATCAGGGTATAGAAATTGAAGAGCTATGTAAACAAGCTAATATTGATATTGAAAAAATATGCACCAGTTATAGTATTAATTCAATTATAGACCTACCTAACTTTAAGTTTGAAAATTGCAAAGCAAGGTTAACGGCATCTATTGCCAAGCTACAATCTGCTAAAGTGGAGGTAAAAAATGAGAATAATTAAAGATATTGATCAAGGAAGTGAGGAGTGGTTGCAATTAAGACAAGGGGTTGTAACTGCGTCTAATTTTAGTAAAATTATTACTTCAACTGAAAAAGAAAGTGCTACACTTGAGAAATTTGCCCACGAGTTAGCTTCTCAAAAAATGCTAATGAAGTCAGAAGAGCATTATAAAAATGCGACAATGCAAAGGGGCAATGATTTAGAACCCTTTGCAAGGCAAGCTTATCAAGAAAGCCTAGCTAGTTTTGAGTTAGTGGAAGAGGTAGGATTTATTATTAGTGATTGTGGTGATTATGGTTGCTCACCCGATGGGTTGGTTGGTGAAGATGGGCTTTTAGAAATAAAATGTCCACAAGCAACAACTCACTTGCAATATTTACTAGATAATAAACTGCCAACGCAATACATACAGCAAGTTCAAGGACAGCTATGGGTAAGTAATAGAAAATGGTGTGATTTTGTCTCTTATCATCCGGATTTCATCACTAAACAACTATTAGTAATAAGAGTTGGGAGAGATGAGGAATTTATCACTAAGCTGGACAAGTTAGTTAGTAAAACTATTTTGCTTCGGGATTCAATTCTAAGTAAAATAAAATAAATGATAAGAAAAGAATATACAGAGGGCTACCTTTCTGGCTTAAAAAAAGCAGCAGAGGTAGTAACAAGAGCAGGTGGAGACAAAACAAAAGACATATTAGATACTTTAAGATTTATTTATGCAGAAATACAATCGTACAAAAAAATTGAAAAAGAAAAACAACCCTTGCTAACTATTGACAAATAATATGACCAAAAAATTAACAAAAATAGATAAAACTCAAGCCAAAATTTACAAACTACAGGATGAATTAAAGTTGCTGAAGGACGAAGAGAGGGAGAAGATAACTAGTGAGCTAAGAAAAGTTAGAAATAATATGGAATATATAATTTTGATCGGCGAAGATACAAAGGGACTAACCAAGCCTAATTATCATTGTTTGGATTATTCTTTGGGCAGGCATTTACACCCTAAAGAACAATCACAATTAGCGATAGATTTAGTTAATAAAAAAGATTTTGCAGAAGGAATTAAAACTGTTGTGATTAAAACTTATTCTCAAGATTTTGTTAATCAAATAAGATTCCAAGTTTATAAAGGCAATATTTTGCCAGAAAAAGTTTCTATCATTTATCAAGAGCCTGATAGTGGGGAGGCTACTGATATTTTGATTGACCACAGGGGTCATTTTATTAATTCAAGCAGCCAAGAGCGAGAAAGATTCCCATCTGGTTTTTTTGATGCCACATTAAAAGAATTATTAACCATAGGTTAAAATAACCCTTGCTAACTATTGACAAATAGATAGCATTATGCGTATAATAAAAATGACTAAATCAGAATTTCAATATCAAATAAAGACTTTAAAACAAATGGGGTGGACAAGTACAATGATTGCTAAACGAATAGGATATTCAAAAAGCCAATTTAACAAAGCCACCAGTGACAAGTGGACAGGTAATTGTGATAAATTAATTAGTAAATTTGAACTTGTTTTAGGATAGCCTACTCGGTTAAAGATGAGAGTGTAAGTTCAGACCTAATATTTAATTAGTTAATTAGCTAATTAAATGTAGAATTAACTACATTGAACTATGTATTAAACAAAGCTATTTCAATAGGCATAGCAGATACAGATTTTTAAGCATAAATTTTAAAAAGCTTGCGGGTGTAAAATTTTATTTGATCAATAATTGCTTGAGGCATCAAGACACTCGGTTAAAGATGAGAGTGAGAATTAACTAAGATGGAACCAATAGTGCTTCTACTAAACTTGGTTAATATGAGGGAAAAGTTTTGGGTTAGACAAGCGGGGCTGAAAGTCGGTGTCGTGAGGTGTTGGATTTATTCTAATGGGGCTTGTTTTGACGGCAGAGAAAGAACTGCGATTGATGACAACAAAATGCCAACTTAACTTTTTAAACTGCAGTTACTAAGTGCTGGAGTGAAGCCAATAATGCCTGTCTTGTTAAGTCTGGTATAATAATGTAAGAGACTAATTATTGGAAATCTTATGACTGCTGGAAAGACAGCTTAATAAATAATAACAAATAAATAAAAACTATGGAACATAGAAAAGAAATTATGAATGGGGTAACTTGGTTTATTGACGAAAACGATAATTATTGCTCGGTTGAGTATTTTGGCAATGAGAGAAGGGCAATTAAGGCTTTGGAGAGTCTGATTGATTGCAAGAATTGTGAGAATTGTGTGAGTTGTGAGAATTGTGAGAATTGTGAGGATTGTGAGGATTGTGTGAGTTGTAAGAATTGCAAGAATTGTGTGCTTTGTAAGAATTGTGAGGGTTATAAGGAAGTAATAGAGCCGGCAGATACTTTATCAAAATTTGAAGATAGTTATATGACAGATAAACCTAATTCTTGGATTCCTGACAGCGTCAATATAATACAACCAAAAATTTCATTTACTGCTTTTTTAACGAAAAATCTTTTAGAAAAACTAGACGAAGAACGAAGAGATTTAAGTGATAAAATACAAAATCTTAATTCTCTTCTTGAGGGCGATACAAAACTTCTTGAAGAGCAATTTAAAGCAAGGTTTAGAAGAAGTATTATATCAACCTTTTGAAGTTCTTGACCACGGTTTCGTCAGGGTTGTGGATTATATGGGTAACGATTCTTCTGTGGTGCAAGCAGCTAGAGTTTCATATGGAGCAGGAACAAAAAAAATTAACGCTGATAAGGGCTTAATAAAATATTTAATTAGCCATAGACACAATACCCCTCTTGAGATGTGTGAGATAAAATTTCATATCAAATTACCAATCTTTATTGCCAGGCAATGGATTCGCCATAGAACAGCATCAGTTAATGAATATTCTGCAAGATATTCTATTATGGAAGATGAATTTTATATCCCCAATGCAGAAGTTTTATCACCACAATCAAAAATCAACCACCAAGGCAGAGATGAAAGCAAACCCCTAAGTGTTGACCAACAAAAAAAGGTTTTGCAATTACTAAAAAATGATGCAAAACAATGCTATGACCACTATCTAGAAATGATTAATCAAGATAATCAGGGCAATATTGTTGACGAAAACAAAGATGGTTTAGCAAGAGAATTAGCAAGAATAAATTTGCCAGTTAATTGCTACACTCAATGGTATTGGAAAATTGATTTGCATAATTTACTTAATTTTTTATTCTTACGTGCTGATAATCACGCCCAATACGAAATACGCCAATATGCTAATGTAATGTTAGACCTTGTCAAAAAATGGGTGCCTTATTGTTATGAAGCTTTTTTTGAACACAGAATTGCTGGCAAAGAATTATCAGGATTAGAAATTGATATTTTAAAAAGAAAATTAAAAGGCGAGAATATTACTCAAGAACAAAGTGGCGTTAGTCTTAGGCAATGGATTGAGCTAGAAAAGACTTTTGATTTATAAGATACTAAGCGTGGTGGCTATGGTTCAACTGGTAAATAATTTTAATAATAAATAATTTTAATAATAAATATTATGTCAATAAACGGAAATACTAAATACAGAATTGCTAACAAATGGAACGAGGAGACTAGTGAATTTGATAAAGATCAATTCCAATTTGAAAACAAAGGCAATTTTGCAATTGGAAAGTTAAACTGGTCAATTAAAAAAACTGATAAAGAAGGAGCTACTTTCTTTTTAAATGCCTCAATGAAATTTATTTGCTTCAAAGAAACTATGGCTTTGATGGAAAGCAATCTAAGTGCTAAATTTACTATTAATGCTAGTTTAGAGCCAGTATCATTTGATGGAAAAGATGGCAAGAAAGTCAATTACCTTCAATTTATAATCTACCAAGCTGACATTGTGGAGCAAGTAATTGATGCTCACAACGAAGCAAAAGGCAATGGCTACCAGCCAGAAAAAAAAGAAGAAGATTTGGACGATATTCTTCCTTTTTAAAACGGTATTTATCATTGACAACTAGAGTCTTAATGAATATAATTAGCTTTTATTAATTAATCTTTTTAAATATGAAGAAATGTTTTAAATGTCAAAATACTAAAGAATTATCAGAATTTTACCAACATTTACATATGATAGGTGGGAGAGTTAACAAATGTAAAGAATGTAATAAAACAGATGTCAGAGAAAATAGATTGACTAAAGTTAGTTATTATAGGGAGTATGATAGATTGAGAGGCAATAGAATTACAAAGGAAAAATCTCAAGAGTGGGGAAATAAATATCCTGCTAAAAAATTAGCCCAAACATTAATACATAACGCAATCAGAGCCAACTTATTAGACAAACAAGACTGTGAACAGTGCGGCTCTAAAATATACATACACGCCCACCACGACGATTATTTAAAGCCATTTAACATTAGATGGTTATGTGCCGCTCACCATTCACAATGGCATAAATTGAATGGAGAAGGAATGAACGGATCAATACAATTGGAAGATCTGCAAATTAAGAGTATTACTCAATTCCAAACTAAATAAATAACAAATATGACAAATAAAATCGCAGAAATAGAAAAAATATATATTATTCCAGAGTTTGTAAAACTTAATCCTGAAAAATATCAGGACGAGCTTACAGAAATTTATAATAAGATTATAGCACATTGCAAAAATAAAGACCTTTCTGATTCCTCCAAAAAGATGGTGATTGAAGGATTTATAGGGCTTTTAAAGGAAAAGGAATAATTATGGACATAGGGATAATTTATATGTTTTTGGGGCTATTCTACGCAGTAGCATTGTTATTCAGTTTAATATTTTGGCTAGTAGGATATATGGAAAATATACCACATTATAATCGCGGAGGCAGAAATTTATCTTTAATTTTACTCTCAATACTAATTATTGGTCTAAGTATTTACCATAGTGGTTTGGCAATACCTTCTCACGATAAAATGCAACAAATAAGAGAATCAAGATGCAAGTAAAATTAGATGATTTTACCTTCACATTCCACGAGCAATATAAGAAAGATTGTATTGAGTGCGGTAATAAAACAAGAGAATTTTTTTTTAATAACCCTGTTGAGTTGATGGTAACGATGCACGGTAATGTATAATTGTAAGTTATTTATTAATAGCATAAATATAATTAGAGAAAATGAAAACGAATAAATACTTTGCCAAGAAAACTGGCGGTTATGATAGCAAGAAGGAGGCAAAGAGAGCCTCACAACTTGAATTATTACAAAAAGCAGGAGTTATAACAGATTTAGCAGAACAAGTCCCCTTTATTATCCAGGAGCCGTTAAAACATAAATCAGGAAATGAAAGAGGAATTAAATACCTAGCAGATTTTGTTTATTTTGATACTGAAAAGAAATCTTGGGTAATAGAAGATGTTAAGAGTCCAATTACAAAGAAATTATCAACTTATATTATGAAGAGAAAAATGGTTAAAAAACTTTTTTATCAATATTTATTCTTAGAAGTTTAAATAAATAACGTCTAAATAACGTCTAAAATTCAATAAGTTCGGATAAATTACAACCCCATAAACAAAGGCTTCAAAGCCTAAAGTTTAACTAAAGTTTAACTAAAGTTTAACTAAATAATGTCTAAATTATGAATATAAAACAAAGAAAAATACAAATGATAATAGGGGATATGGAGGTTGACGATCTTTATGGCTATAATGGGCTTGACACTATAAGAAAAACTGTTAAAAATTTTTGTGGCGAAGAAAGTGAGTTAGAGCAAGATAAAATAGTTGGGGAAGTTTGTGATGAAATCAAATTTTCTTTATAATTTGACTTTAGTTTCTATCTTATTATTTATATTGCTTGACATTGGATTTAATAAATTGTAAGATACAAATTGACGCTTCGAATGTTAATTTTATCTTTTGTCTGATCGTAACTAGCTTTGCATAAGCTAGAAGCGTTAAAACAAAAGGATAGAGCGACCAAATCTCGACAATTTGGTCGTCCTTCTCATTATAAAAAATCTTTATCCACAAAACATTGATTGCTATGACTAATCGTTAATTGATGGTAATCACCGTCTAAATGTTTATATAGGGCTTTGCAGGCAATGGTGCTATTTAGCAAAAAGAATTTATGTTTAAATCTAGGATTATCAGTAGCTAAAGAGCGACCAAGTAGCACGCAACCTAAAATATCATCAATAGTATTGCCCTGATGGATTTCAATATTAGTTCTAGTCGGCACATTTTCAATCTTAAAATATTTAAATTTACCTGCAAAATCTCTAGTTAGGGGATAAGTTCCTTCTTGGATACAAGGATGATAACCATTTTTTGGACGCTCTAAAGTCCTGCAATGCTTGTCATTGATAATAAATGGGGCATCATCTATATACAAATAACCAGTGGTGCCAGCATCGTCATATAAATTTCTTCTAATTTCTACTCTACTCATTAATTTTTTTAATTAGTTCTTTGCAATAATCTTTGTAAGTTTCTTGAGAATTGCCACATCTTTTGCAATACAAAATATTTTTAGCTAAGATATCTTCTTTTAATGTCCTACTCAAACAAGATAGCTCCTTAACAGCTGGAAAGTAAGGTTTGGATATAATTAAACAATCATTGCTTACTATTGTTTCTTGTGGCTTTGGGTTTGATTTGCAAGAGGTTATTAAGCATATCATCGCTAAGGCTATCAACAATAGTATTAGATTCTTGTCTATCCTTGACCATTTCAATTGTTTTATTAGCTTGTTTAAGCTGTTGTTTATTTTTCTCAAAATCAGAACCTTTTTTAAATATAAATAAAATTGAAATTAAGAAAGTTACAAAACCAGTAATAAATTTAATCATTTTTCTTTAATTGTTTTACAATTAAAGATATATTCTCAACAGTAATTATTTTTGTGAGAAATAAAACAAACACTACTAATCCACCCATCAAATATAGAAATTCCATATAGGACTGACTAGCTAACATAGAGTCTGCACCTTTGATAATAAAAAATAATAATACCCCAGACGCAACAAGGCTAATAATTCTTTTGTGCGAAAATTTACCGCCTAAGTCTTTTAAAAAATCAAAAATTTTCATTGTAAATATTGTTTGTTAAAAATTGTAGTAACCGCCAAAAATTAAACCTGATTCTAAATCTAATTTTTGATTAGGCAAAAGAAAAGTAGTCGAAATTGAAAACTTGTTATTAATAAAATAAGTTAAATTTAAACCAAAAACAAAAGCACGGTTTGTGTTAGTTGCTAAAATAGCATTTTTACTAATAATATGACTCTTTACTTTAACTTTTGTTATAACAAAAGCAGGAATAACCCTATTTAGCTGATAACCAGCCAATAAAGAGTCAGAGGTAAGTTTTGTTTGTGTTTGGTACAAACTGCCATTGCGAATATTTTTAACTACTCTAGTGAGAGGTTTATTGAGCAATCTATTAGTGTAAAAACTTAAAATGAATTGAGATTCAGGCAATTTGTAATTTACTCCTAAATTTAAACTTGTTGGTTGTAATTGATCCTGAAAACTAATATTTTTAAAATTTTTATCATTAGTTTTTACAATTGAAATAGAAGTGCCAATTGCTAAATTAATTTTAGCTATAGCATTACCACTTAATAATGTAAATACTATTATCGGTAATATAATTTTATAATTCATTATAAGTATTCTTTTTATTAATTTTTTCTAAAGATTTGTTATGCATTTCATTGTTTTTATTATGCTCCATAATCTTTTCAAATTGTTGATTGATATAAGCAGAGCAAAACTTTTCTAAATCTTTAAAATCTAATCTTTCTGACTGAGCAGAAATTGCTAACTGTGTCTTAATGCTAGCCTTAAAAATTGTAATATTATTGTCAACCATAGCCTCAATATGTGTTCGTAACTCATCAAATCTAACATTTAAATCAGTTTTAACAATAGCAATGTCTTTTGCTTGCTCACCAATTCTATAATTTTGGTGATCTATTTTGTCAGCAACTCTACCCACAAATAACTTATAAATAATACCGCCCATTATCATTAATAATGTTAATAGCATTACAACAGCTTGAGATATCCCAAGAGTGCCAATTAAATTTATTAAAATATCCATATTAAATTTTCATCGTAGTTAAAGTTTTTTTAATAATCTTAATGGGGCAAAAAGATTTATTGCTAGAAGAGTTAGTTACAATATTAATTTGATAATTATCGTTGTTTGTTTTAATTTTTACAAACCAAGCTTTATTAATTTTAACAATAGTATTTTGTAAAATAATATTGATACTAGGGTAAAGAGGAGCTAATTCTTGGACGTTTTCAACGTAAAAAATTTTATCAAAATCAAAACTATTTAAAAAATCTTGAGTTTCATTATCAATGCTATTTTTTTGAAAATAAAAAGGATTAATATTTTGAGTTATTGAATAACTACATTGGATATTATTTTTTTGATCGCAACCTTCTACTCCAATAAATTCATATTTATTCTTATTAATTTTAATAGAAGAAATATAATAATTATTACAAAGTCTTAACAATTTATCTTGTGCTGGTAATTGTGTATAATAAATATTGAACAAAAGTAAAATAGAAATTCCAAATAATATACCAACAATAATACATCCAAGACAGAATTTAACGCTTACTTCTGTCATTTTGTGAAATTTTAACATATTGTTTTATCAAATTTATAAAAACCTAAATTACATAACAATTTATTGGCAGTTTTTGGACTGTATTTTCTAGTTTTATAGCTAACATTTAACAAATTAGCAGTTATTAATACTTCAATAACGGATTCGCTACAAAACGAACGTTTTTTTGTATCAAACATTCGCCAAAGCCATTTCCATTGGAAAGCTGAAGTTCCGGCTTCAAACGCTCCATAACTAATATTTCTTGATTTCATTAATTTCATAGCATTAAATAATTCAATGCTTTTGTTGTTTGTTAAAGGCATTATTCTATTAAAACTATCAATTACAGACCATTTAGTTTTATATTTTTTCTTAAAATCTTCTAAACTTATTAAATTGCAACCTTCTCCATTAACATTTAGTATGTTATTATTACAAAAAATAGCCATATGCTCATATTTACTACCAGTTGTCCATTGAATAACATATTTTAGAGGTTTTGTAAAAAGCAAATAAAAAGAAAATTTACTTGTAACTAATAAATAACTGCCATTTTGCATTATCAATTTTTTTAATTATTAAAAGAAATTATGTTACCGTCTTTATTTACTCTAATTTCTTTAGTAGGTTTATACTGCTTACCATCGCTATCTACCATAATATTATAAATATTTATCTTATCCAAATCTGTTAATAAATCTATTATTGCAAAATGAAAATACTTTATATTATGACAATAGCCCCTCCTAGCGTGAGTAATGCTTTCTATTTTTTCCAAAGTTTCAATAGTTAATTTTGTTGTAATATTTTTGTTATTTTCTAAAATAAAATTTCCTTGATAATCAGTCAATTTGTGATAATAACATTTATCAATATTAGAATTAGCTTGAGATTTAGCAGATTCTAAATTATTAGTAAATTTTTGATCTACCAAAACTGGCTGAATATGTCCGTTTGTGATTCTAATTAATCTTGCACCAATATCATAAAATTTTTCAACTTTAGATTTTAATGATAATTTTGCCAAAAAAATTAAATTTTGTAAATCTTTCTTAGCAATATAATCCATTTTTTCTAAATCTGTCATCAATACAGCTTGATTATTTACTAATTTACAAAAATTTATATCAGGATCAAAACCATCAGGAGCTGTGTAATCGTGATTTATTTTAAAACCTGAGGTATCAGGAGTATTGCAGTAGTTTTCCGCGATATAATTTTTTTGTTCATTTTCTTTGTCAAAAGAGATAAAATATTTCATTTTTTGTGTTGTGTTTAATTATTATTTAAATCATTCCTTTAAATATTGTGTAAAATATTCTACCCCAGCCATTGCTGTATAATTTTATAGTGTAATCTTTTTGTAAATAAAGGTGAATATAAGCCGTGTAAGAATCGTAATAATTAACTTCATTGTTTGTGCTTGGAACTGTTGCCATTGAGCTGTCTCCAAAAAACTTGTATGTTGATGATAAGCCACCTGTTGAGCTATTGGAATAATAATTATTTGGCGCAAATACACTACTGCTTTTTGAACGCTTTGTAGTATCATATCCTCCTGCGGCAGAACCTTGCAAAATGCTAGTTTTTATAGCAAGGTTTGCACCGTCCCAATAAATTGATATTGTGGTGTCGTTAAAAATCTCTGTTGTAGAACTTCGTGCTATATTACCGACTTGGATACCAGAACCTAAAAGAGTCTTAAAGTTATCTAATGTCTCATTTTCAAATCTTGCATTACTACTATTATAAAGTAAAACATCATTATTAGCTAAACTAGTTAATGAATTTGCAAAAATATAATTTACTTGAGTTGAAGTTAAATGGTATCTTTCAGATGAGCTACCACCTTGTAAGGTGCTTAAATTATTGTGACTTAAAATACCAGCAACAACTGTAGGCGTTCTATTTACCCAAGTATCACTGCTATGTGTTAGAAAATCATTGTTGTCTAAGTTACTTAAATTAACTGGTAAAATATTATTAATTTTGACTAATTGTGAATCTGATACGTGATTAAAATCATCTATGGAGCCTCCGCCCTGCTTACCATATAAACTGTTGTGAGATTTAGTATTTAAATTACTTTGAACAGTTGCTATATTTGTATGAAGTTCGTTTGAAGAGCCAATTATGGTTTGGTCGCTTGTGTCAAATGCAGTTTCTGATGCAGAACCTAATTTAATAGCTGTGGATACATTCTCATCTTTAAAACCACCAGCTTTTAGATTTAGGTTATTGTTTGAATCAATTTCAATAGCTGTTTCTATTACTTCTTTGCCTGCATTGTTAGTCTTAACAATTTTATTAGCACCTGTAAAGTTTAGTAATGAATATATTACTTTATCTGATCGCCTAACCCAATTAGCACTATCAGAACGATAAAAACCAGATAATTTTGTAGGTGTTAAAACATCGTATTGTTTTACATAATATGTTTGATCGGTGTAAGATGACGCAGGAGATGGAAGATTATTAAAATATCGCACTTCACCATCAAGAATATCGCCATTATTTGCCACAACATAAGCTGTGCCATTCCATAGATATAGAAGCAGACTAGTTTGATCAACATAAATTGTTTTGATATTCCCAATAGTTGGAAAGCTAGCAGAAGATTCATAACTAGCAACTTCACCCTTAATAATTGCAAATATATCTTTAAACATTTTTTCTTATAATTGAGTTGTGCCTGTAAAATCATCATTAAAATCTTGCCCAATATCTGTAAAATCATCATCAGCGTTATTGCTTTTTGATTGCAACTTGACATAAGCACCCGATCCCGTGACACCACTTATCTTTAATAGAATATTTCTAGTTAATTGCAACGGCTCATAAAATGCTTTAATATTACTAGAAGCAGTGCCAACAATGACTAATTTAAAACTTAACTCCCTTTGAGGAAGATGGAAGATTGCAGAGCTTCCTGTCGTGGCATCTAATATTTTTGTTGACATAGTTTGTCTTATTCAAAATTTATATTTACAGCTTCTACTTGTGCTAAATTGATACAAGCATTAACTTCATTAATTAAAGTAATTTCTTGAAAATATCCACTGCTTCTTTTAGCTAAAATTAAACTGCCTAACTCTTTCATTTGTGCTTTTGTCAATAATACTGCTTGACCAGTTACATCAAGCCAATTAATAGATGACCCCATTATAGCTAAAGCACTAGTTAGATTATTGCCAGAAGTTAATGTATTAATAAACGAAGAGCCATTGTAGACTATATCACTATACATAAACTTATTCCTAGCAGGAACTATTGAAGTTAGTTTTAAGGTCTTTGCTTGCTCTAATTCAAAAGCTGTTGCCTCTACATCTGTTGCTAGTTCATTTTCATCTCTAATATTCTTTGAGAGTTGAAAATAACTATCTGCCTCAAAGACTTGAATTTCACCTGTTATTTTGTTTTTTGTGTATATTTTCATAATATTATAAATTATAATCATAAAATCCTGTTGTTCTTATATAGTAACTAATACTTGCATTAGTTGTACTAAAATCAACTCTAATGGTCGCATCATCAGTTGTAATTTCTAAGTTAAAACTTCCATAGTTATTCCTATAAAAGTTACTATCGTGGTTACAGAACCAATTGTTATTTGACGCAGTAGGTGTTTGCACATTTCTAAGTGGAGAACTCAATAAACCGTAAGCAAGTATGTCTATATTCGTGAGAGATGTTGACATAAAATTTAATATTGCATCAATAAGAATACCACTAGGAACAGTTATTGTGGGTAATGTAGTAGTTGTTGAAATGCTTGTGTCCACATCTAAAATACTATTACTATAAAGGCATTTATAACTCCCATCTCTATTAAAAATATAACTTCCATTTCTAATATTAGAGCTACCATCAGTTACTAACGAAGCAATCTTTCTTTTTTTGGTATAACCACTAGGCATTGTTGGACTAAGTGAGGCACTAAATAAAGCATCACTAATACCACTTGTTGGGTTATAAATTGCAAATAAGTGATAAGTTGAATCAATTGCAACAGTTCCTGTGTCTAATCCTCCGTTATCAGTCCCAGCAACCCAAACAGCGTCAATCTGCTTTGTCATTGCCCCCAAAACTGCTTGACCTGTTCCATCATCAAATTGGAAGTTGCCAGCAGTAAGGTCAATATCGTGTTGTGTGTCTGTGCCGTTTGAAATTGTGATTTGTTTGGGTAAAAAGGTTTGACCAACTGCTCCATCTGTTCCTTGTCCTAAATTAACATTATTTTGGAAAACCCCGGAAGCATTGTAGAATTTTAAAAAACCACCTTCTCTCAACTTAATATTATTTATCAAAGTGCCATTAGTTCCTAAAGTCTCATCACCAATATCACCGTCTGCGAAAGCTCCGTTAGTATCAATACAAACTAGAGCATCTTGACTTTGTCCACCAATATTTTGGTTATACTCATCAGGATTTGCAATTTGCCCTACAATTGCTGGTAATATTGAGCTTGGTTTTGTAAATTCTCCCGCCATATTATAAAATTTCTTGCATTTTTATTTTTGTTTTAAAATTAGAGTGCTTGACATCTCTAACAAGCCAAGTTGCGTTATTAGGAATACTATCTGCTTGTAATGATTTTCTCCATCTCTTACCTTCTCCCCATTTTGAAATGCCCCATATAAAAGCATCATCAGGTATAATTGACGGAGATTCAACCTTTATCTCATCTAAAATGAAAATATCCATAAAATATGGTATTTCTAATAAGAATTCCCTTTTTTTTAACTTACCAACAGATCCAATTACATCAATTAGGTTTTGTCTTTGCGTGTTATTAGTAACACATTTTACATCAATTGTTTGGCTTCTATTGTAAGTATTATCTGATGCGACAAATTTAATTGTAGGTTCGTCTGTCCAATAAAATAATTCAAAGATATTTGAAATACCATTATTAAATTGGCTAAATTTGATTAATTTTTTGGCATTAACGGCAAAGGAAGTAGGATTGCCACTATTGACTGGTTTATAATAAAAAACATCGTTCTTTACATAAAAAAAAGAATGCCCAACACTTATATTTTCAAAAACTGTAAATAATTGTGTTTGTTCTTCATATTGAGACATATCAATTGAAGTAGCATTATAACCAGCGGATATATTAGCCACATCAACGCTAAAGAAATCTGTGAATTCGCTTCTATTCATTATCTCATAAACGACATCATTAAATGTTGTTGATGTCAATGTTGAGACATCTGCAACGGTGTATTGTTTTAATAAGAATGATAATAAATCAAGACATTGTAGTGTTTGCTTAAAGTTCTCATCATCAACCTTTGTGGCTGTTCCAATGCCATCAATAAATCCTTGAAAAACAACTTTATAAACAGGCACAGGAGCGGAGGGTGTTGTGTAATTATCGACATAGCCATCTTTGACTCTAATTAATGATTTATGACGGATAAAACCTTTAAAAACTGAGCCACTGTTTATTTCATCATCAAATTGACCATTCTTTGAATTAAGATTAATCATAACATTGCCGCTTGTGACAATTCCAAAGTTGTAGCTATTGTTTGCGATACTAAAATTAATACTAGCCGCCGATTTTTCTAATAATTCTAAACCCGTCAAATCAACTACATCTTGCCAGTCGCTCTCATAAGTGCCGTCAATATTCCTTCTTTTTATCTCAATTTTTCTACAAAACTCTCTGACAGAATATCTATCATACATTTGCGTTATTGTTAGTGTCATTATGCAACCTCGACTAAGTTAAAATCTACATCAATGCCCGAAAAGAAAGCATTTTTGCTAAATTGCACGCTATCAGATTTTTGGAATGCAACTTTGTATAAATCTCCAAATCTATATGGCTCTTGCATCATCACAATACTATCTTCTTGATCGTCATTAATCCATAACCACATCTCTTGTTCTCTCTGCAATACGGTATCAATAATTGCATTATCTATCGCGTTGTAATGAGCCTTGAATTTCAACTTAAAAGAAAACTCCCTGCCTTTATTAATTATATCATATTTGCCACTGTTAAGCCTTGCTACTGCTTGTATTCTTGTCCGTTTTGGTTGTATATCGTTATTATTAGCAATTCGCCCTAATTCATTAAATGCATAGCATTGCTGTATAGTTTTTTCAGAGTTTGCAATAAGGGTATTGCTCCCGATAAACTTAATTTTAGAAATACTAATAGTTGTAGCTAACTCATAGAAATAACTATCCCCAGCATTAGATTTTATTAATGTAAAAGCACTAGCAGAAGAGAGAGCGACATAACCTGCTCCGATGTCAACTTGTATAGACAAATCAGTAATATTGGTATTGGTAGCAAATATTCTATTAGTTGCATTAGGAGCTTCTAAAACCCTTTCTAAACTAATACTAGTTCCATCTGTTCCTTGCCCTGCTGTTTGCCAAGACAATTTTTGGTTTTCATTGAAAGCTAAATAAGCAATAGCATTGCCACTGCTAGCTGTGTAAGTGCCTCCAAAATTAGTAAATAGATAATTAGTATCAAAAAATCTCATTATGTTGCATTCCTAGTTGGTATTGCAGGGATTATATTTTCAGCGATTAATTGTCCTAGTCGCTCGCCAATACTTGTAATGTCTTCATCGTTCATTGTGCCAACAAATTGAGCACCTTCAAAGCTAATATTGATATTAGTAATGGGAGCATAAACCCCGTTATCATTATTTGCAATATTTCCTCCACCTAAAGTTAAATCACCACTCCTTATAGCATCTGAGAAGGTAGCGGGGACAATCATTTCGCCTTTGTGAACATTTGCTAATTGATCGCTAGGAATATTTGGTGTTCCTACTGCAAAAGAAGCCCCGCTCGCTATTGCTAACTTTTCTACTCCATATGCAGTTACTAATGCGGCAGCAGCAACACCAGCAGCAACACCAGCAGGACCGGGGATTATTGTCGTCATCCCAGTGAAAGCCGCCATTGCTCCTCTTGCTGTGTCAATAGTGATTTGGACTATTGCTGCCGCTTTACCGATCGCCGCTAGTTCTCTGCTTTTAGAATTTTGTAAAGCTACTAATTCACCTGCAACAGCTTTTGCAGCCTTCACATTTTCAGAATTCAAAAACTCTTCTATTGCTAGTTGTTTTTTCCCTTTTATGACTCTTGCTTTTAAATCGCCAGTATCTTTCTTAGTCTTAATCTCGACAAGTTTTGCATTTTTCTCAACATCAATTATTATTTGTTCATCTTTTTTTAATTGCAACGCCTCCAACTCTGTTTCATCTTGGGTCAATTGCATTTCGTTGATAGTCTCATTCATCAAGATTTGGTTCTCTTCGTATAATACTAATTCATCATCATACTGAGTCTGTAAAGCCTCATTTTTAGCTTCATTACTTAGTTGCTGTAATTCTAGTTTAAAATCTTCCGTTGATATTTCGTCAGCGATAAGTTGTTTATTTAATTCTTGTTTCCTAAGTGCATAATCACCATCAAGCAATAATGCTTCTTGCATCTTTAGTGTTTTATTATCACTTATCAACTGCTCTGCTTCGCCTTGATTAGCGACATAACCTGCTAAATAGTTTTTCTGTTCCTCTAGTAACGATTGGTTTTCAGCTTTTAATGAGTTGAGTTTATCCCCTGCTGTTTCTGTAGGGGTGTTAACTGTATTAACTTTTTGAGTCTTATCTGGTAGATCAGCACTTGGTGCTTCATCAATATTTGATTTGATTTTAGTATTAAAACGGTCTTTCTTTAACTCATCAAGTGATGCATTAAGTTTGCCAACATCATTAATAATACTAACGGTTGCATCATTAAATGAATCAGATAAATCTTTAGTCCAGCCAAAGCCTGGCACTTTTGACAACAAAGCTAATTTTGCCAATATAGCATCAACTACAACAAAGATATTTTGTTGCAATAATTTGAAAGCCTTAACAACTTCTAATAATGCAATTTTTGTGCTGTTAGAAAATGAATCAAAGCTATCAACTAGCCAGCCAATTGCTCCAATTATTGCTGTAGCTACTAGAATAAATGGATTGGCAGATAACGCAAGAAGGGCAATCCTTAGCCCATAAACTGCACCGATAACAATACTAAGCCATTTTATCAATGGTTGAGAAATTAGTGTTTTAATACCAATTGCAACTAATTTTATTGGCTGTATTAATAAGTTGAGGGCTTTTAGTGTTATACTTGCAAAGTTAGTAATAGCTTGTTTATTATTATCAATAACAACTCTTAAATTCTCAAACCAAATCAACATTGAGTTGACAACCTTTTTAGCAACAGGTAATAATGCTTGACCTAAGGCGATTTTGACTTGATAAAAACTATCAGCCATATTGCTAACAGTTCCTAAGAAAGTTTTGCTTTGATTTTCCATCAAATTGAAAAATCTACCACCTTCTGTCGCCAAGCTTTCTAGTGCTGTTTTGACTTGTGCAAAGCTAATTTTACCAGCTTCTTTCAATTTTAAAATTTCAGCTTCAGTTTTACCTAAGCTAGTTGCTAATGCTGCTAATAATGGAACGCCTGCTTGTGTAAATTGATTTAAATCTTGTCCCATCAATCGCCCTGTGGTCTTTACTTGACCAAATGCTAGAGCTAATCTTCCCATATCAACACCAACACCAGCAGCAATATTGCCAAGCGTTCCCATTGTGTCAATAATGTCTTCTTGGGCTATGCCATAAGCAAGCAATTGTTTAGTTGTTTGAAATATACCCTCAATCTCAAAGGGGGTCTTTTTAGCAAATTCTATTAAGTCTTTTTGCAAGCTTGCGGCTTCTTTTGCACTACCTAACATTGTAGTCAAGGCAATATCTACCTGCTCCATTGCACCCGCAGCTTGTAATGAGCCTTTGACCAAGTCCTTAAATTTACTGGTCAATACAGTTAATCCAATAACAGAGGCTAGTTTTTTTAATGTTGAAACTAGGGAGCTACTACTTTTATCTGTGGCTTGGGCAGATTTGCCCATTTGATCAAGATTTCTATTAATATCTTTTGTTGTATCAACAATTAATTTGCCATTCTCAAACTTACCTTTTAAAATAATTTCTTCTTCAACTGACATCTTTACCCTCCATTATTTGTCTTAATTGCTCTTTTGTTAGCTCGTTTTTCATTTGCAATGTAGGATTGTTTTTTTGCAATTGTTTTTCCAAAATTTCGTTCTTTAATTGAGAACTCATCTTGTCAATTTGTGATTTAGCTTTTTTGCTACCGCTAACATATGATCCCGCCAAAGATTGAATATTAACATCTTCAATATTCTTCTTTTTATTCAAGATAATTGCTTGCTCCAAGCAATATAATAATTCTAGTTCGTCCATCTCTTTAATATCATTAAGCGACCAGCCATAGGTACTAGCAATATATGAATAAATTGCGTTTATATCCTCCACTATCCCGTCTGACGGGATAGTTTTAACATATTCAGAATATTCCTTGATTTTGGCACAATTAGTTTCAATAAATTTCTGTAATTCTACTTGTTCAATATCTAAATTATCAGCAGTTTTTAATTCCTTTTTATCCCTAGGATTTAGGAATTGCCAAATTGTTAGATGAAGTTTTAATGAGAATTGTTTAAAAAAATCTTGCTTGACTTGAAGAATTGATTTTGTGATTTGATATTTATTTAGTAGTTCATCTTGGATTAGTTTTATAAAACTGTCAAAGTCTTTGGCTTCATAATTATAATGACTAAGAACATTATCAACAAAGAATTGTCTTCTTGGTGCGTTCATCTCTTTCAATGTATATGTAGCTTTGTTTATAATAAGTTCCATTTTCTTTTGAAGAGATGAAGGGGAGGGGGCAGGATTAGCCCCCTATTTTAATAATTAACGATTAATAAACTTGCTTTCAGCAACATAGGCTACAGTAGCAGGTTGTAGGACCTTGATTGTTGCTTCCATACTTGACCAATCATTCTCTAAGTGAGAAGGAAGAATAGATGCAGAACCAACACAACGAGGGTATCTGGTTATTACTAACTTGCCACCAACACACTCACTAACAATGGTTAGTTCAAATTCTCTTTGACAAGCTCCTAATTTGCCAATCTTATAATCCAACAAATATGTTGATATTGGGTTGACTTCAAAAGTCGCAATATCGCCAGGTGTCATACCGATAGTCCCAGAACCACCTGTAAAAGTAATTCCTTGATATTCAACAGTTGAGCTACTTGGAATAGTGATTGCAGCAGCATTAATCTTTAATGTTGAGTCTTGATATTCAACTTGACCTGTAACATCAGTATCAACATAAATATCAATAGTGGCTGCTGCTGTGCAGACTACTTTATATTTACCCAGCGAAAGATTAGCTGCCGTTCCAACGGCAACGGAGGCAATACCAGTTGTGGCATCAACAACAGAAGCATTTTTTGCATTAGTGATTGCAGTAATTGATCCTGCGGCTTCACCTGTTGCAGTTTCTGTATCAGAACCAGCAACCCAAGGGGCAAGGAATCTTAACAACTCTTTGTCAAATTGTTTTAGAGTCAAAGTCATTTCACCAGAGGCACGACCCGGGGCAGAACCCCAAGGCACGATTGAAGAACCGCCTTCTAAATCAATTAATTCTTGTTTTAAATCAGCCTCGGCAGAACCAAGTATTTTAGCAGAACCCCAATATGTAGGGTCTAAATTATCTTTAAATGTTGCTTGATGAATGCCAAAACTAGTTAATGCTTTACTTTGTGTCATAATTATTGGTTATTTGATTAGGTTACTAGAAATTAAACTTTGAATAAAACTCTTTTCAATACCCTTTGGTATTTCTTTCCCTTCTATCAACTCAAAATTATCATTGCAGATAATTTTAATAGTCTTTTGTGCTATATAGATTCTTGGTTTATCAAGATGAATGATTTTATCTTGTTTTTGATCAGCACTATTATTTTTTATAGACAATTTACTCCTCCAAATTTATTAATATTACTTATATTTACGCTAAGCATGGCACTAACTCCGCCAAGCTTTGAATAAGTATCTCTATCATTGCTTAAATCGCAATCAATTATTGTAATTTTCCCACCTTTTGCAAGCCTAGAAAATAGGATATTATCATTAAATAACTTGTTTAATAATCCATCCATTAAAGTTTTAATATCAGTTATAGGATTTACCCCGTCCGCTAATACAAAAATCAACTCCATCTTGTATAATTCAACTGCAGAATTATATTGAAATTTCTCATAATCAATACCTGCTACTTTTATAAAAAGTTTAGGCAGTTCAGTATCCGCCACTTTCTGTAAATTCAGCTTCAACTCATCAACGCTTGTAAATCCATTTGCCAAAGCAACTGTCTTAATTTCTGTGATAATATTTTGAAGACTAGTTGACATTGAATAATTTTGTTAGCTCTCGTTTGATAATTTCTTTCTCTTTACTGCCAATTCCAAAAAATGGGGTTCTGGCTTCGTTGCCTTTCATTTTATTTACATTTTCAGCACCGTTAAAAAACATCTTGGCACCACCACTAATCTTGCTAGTGCTAAGTGATTGCCACATCTTACCGCTAAAAGTCAAATCTCTATATCCAACCTGCCTTCCTTTGTTGCTTTTCCAATCTGCATATGCAGGCTTGTAAGGACTTAGAACCTTACCGTCTAAACCTTCGCCCTTTCTTTGCACTCTCAATTGTATTGAGCTGTTTAATAATTGAGCTGTTCTCTCTAAAAAATTACCAGTCTTAAATTCTTGTTCTAATTTCTTTAGCTTCTCACCTACTAGCCTAAAATTGCCATTTCTTTTAATTGTAATCATCTTGATAAAAAAGCAGTGTTAGAAACATTTGCTAAAATTTCGCTATTATCAACTACTCCGTCCTCGTCAAAATCAATTTGTAATAGTGCTAGTGAGTCCTTAATGCCATCATTGTAGCTCTTCTCATACATATTATAGCCCTTAAAACTCTCAAAGCTATCTTGATCAATTGACAAATCTTGGTATATCCTAGCCAAAACATAATACGCGAAAGATTGTTGTAATTGTGCTAAATTTAGAATATTAGCCAATGGGTCAAAATCCGTCTTGTAATAGTTTTTCAAAAACGCAAAAACTTTATTTGTAATATCATTGTTAGCTTGATTATATTTCTTTAAAATCAAGGAATCTGTCATCTTAGTTGTATTAGATGAGTCGCTTTCAATCTCCGCTAGCCTATCCCTAGCAATAAACTCAATAGAATAATCCACATTACCTGCTAATGAGTTAGCAAAGCTAAGCGTCGTTGCTGTGTTACCTGTTATTTGATATTCAATGCCAGAAATAACAATATACCAACTCTTGTAATAATTAACTGTAAATGACGCTCCGCTATTTGTAATACCGCTTGCATCATAACTTGTGCTTGTGCCTGTGATTTTATCAAAAATCTTTGTCATTATTTAAGTAATTCAGCTTTCTTATTTTCAACTAGAATTGATAATTTTTCTTTACCCATATTTGGATGAAATTTTATCTCTAAATCTTGAGCTTCTAATTTTAATAATTCTAACTCATCATCAACTTTATCAAAACAAACCCAGTTTGGATTATTTATTAGATATTCAGATAATTTTTTATCAGCGTCTAAAATGCCGTTGAAAGTGATTTTTCTATCTTCAAATGAGAAAACCCCAGTTTGAGTGTGTAAATTCTTAAATTTCATAATCATATTTATTGAATTAAGAGAGGAGTTTTTACACTCCCCTCATATTTAATATTAGATATTTAATCCAGTGATAATGCCGTGAGCTTTAGTTGAGTTTTCAACTTCAAGAGTAAGTTCAGTAACCAAGCTTTGAGATTGATTATCGTCACCAGGTGTTCTTGAATTTTCAGAAGTCAAGCCACTCATAACTCTAAGATTGACTTTTGATAAGTCAACCACTGCTACTTTATCCTTGGCCATATCAAAGCAAGAATAGATTTGAGCGACAACTCCACTACCATCAATCGGCAAATCGCCAACGAATGAAGTTACAAAATTGCCTAAACTTCTATCAATGTTTGATTTTTGCAATATAGGATTAGTGCCTGCTGTATTAAGTGCAGATAATCTCCTAGCTTGGTTTGGAGCACATAAAATCACAGGTTGTGATAATGCTCCCCCATCAGAATAAATACTCTCAATAACATTATTAATTAATGTTTGAGAGATATTACCACCAGTTGAGTCTATATTACCACCAGCTTTGCCTAGATAATGCAACAAGCCACCAGTTGTTCCCTCAATTGTATCAGTTCTGGCAACAGGGACGCCATAGAGTGCAGCACCTTCAATCTTGCGTGTTAATGCCACCATTGCAGAGAAAATTTGTTTCTGCATAGAGTTAGCTCCGTCATAAGTTCTTGAAGCAATTGCAGTTCTTGAAAGTCTCGCATCCGCACGAAATATTTCTGTATAATTAAAATCAATAGTTCCTTGTTGCACTCTAGCAGAGCCTTTGCTAGAAGCTTCATTTTGAGGAGTTGAGTTTAAAAACATAATATCACCAACAATCAAAGTAACTCCAGTTGTTGAGCCATAGTCCCTTGAAACGGTGATTGAAGTTCCGTTTGCATTTACAGAAGTAACACGTGCTAATTCAGTTTTAGAATTACCTGCTGCAGCTTCAAAACGCACGATTGAACCAGCTTCAAAACCAGTTGTAGAAGCAACATCAAATGTTACTCCATCACCATCAACTGCGAATGACGCAATAGCAGAGCTAAAAGGTGTTAGACTTTCATTAACCCATTCGTATTTATTGGCTTTAACGATGGGACTTTGTCCCGTGAGATCAAAAGAAGTTCCTAAACTACCTAAAAGTTTTAGGAATGAAGGAGATTGTGAGATTAGTAAATCAAATGCAGGCGAAACATCTCTAATGCCATTGTTCAAATCATAAGAATTTTGAGTCATAATATTAAGTATTTAAGATTTTCCCCAATAGTTCCATCGCTGGATTTGCCCTAGCATTTTTGCTAGGTGCAACTATTGGAGCTGTAGAAGTAGGCTGTCCATTTTCTGTTTCGCTCCGAGATGATCCTTTAGCACTAAATAAATATGATTTATTTTTTACTAAATCTCCAACTCTACTAGCGATTTGCACATCAGCTGTTTCCGAATCTATTAAATCAGTAATATCTACTAATTTTAATATATCGTCTGAGTTGATGGCGTTGTTCTTGTCTAAACCCCTTGCAAATTTATTTTGCAGGTCTTTTATTTTATAATTCCTTTCTGTTGACTCAAACTTGGTTTTGTATTCCAAAACTTCCTTTTCTTTAGCTTGAATCACATCTTGAAACTTTTTCTCCTCAATCAATTTATTTTCTTCGTCCTTTTTGTCCCTCTCTTCATAAACTGCCAATCTTTCTTTTAAGTCTTTTGAAGCTTTTTTTTGCTCTAAAAACGAATTCAAAGGCACAGTTTCAGCGGGTTTTTCTATCTTTTCAATAGGAGCTGTAGGTAAATTTTCAATCGGATTTATAGTTTCAGTCATTTGAGCCTCTTTTTTGAGTTTAAATAATTTTACGCTTTATCAAGCTAAAAAAGGCGTTATGTAAAATAAGCCTCACAAACAAAGATATTATGTAAAATAAGAAAGTCAATAAAAATTTGAAGTATTATGTAAAATAAGCTTTTTATTGTCCAGCACTTAAAACAAGCCTAGTATAATCTTTAATATCTTCTTTTGTGATTGGTATAATAGAGTGCCTACAATTGTATAACGTATTTCTAATAGCTGTCACTTGTGATAACTCGCTTGCAGGGAACCAATGCCATACCCAATGCTTGCAGGGATTATCTCTTGTTATTGCGTCGTCTGGTCCTGCATAAACATAAAACTCTTGTCCCGCCTCTTCAAATTTAGTCTTGTTAATATCTGTAAATAACCGCCCTAACCCCGTGTTTATTATAGTTGAAGCATTGCGTGCGTAGGCGGGGTATAACTCTTTTAATCCTGTCACTAATTGCTTTTCGCTAACACCTTTAGCTAGATTTTGAGTAAGTAGTGCTTGTAAGTCTTCTTTTAAGATTTTGGTATTAGCTAATAAATCACTTAAAACTGATGAGCCTTTTTTGGCTATTGCCTCAATATCCTTCTTTGTCAAATTGATTGAGTAATTAGCGATTAAGTATCGTTCTGTTGCTTGCAAAAAGTCTTTGAAGTCTTTTTTGGAATCTTTAATGATTTTATTTAAATTTGAATCAACATCTTTAGCAACCAGCGATGATGCCGTATACGCCTTCTTAATCTTGTTAACCGCAATTGCTTTATCAATTGATTTTTCTTTAAGAGCTATTGAAGCCCTGCCGATTGCGGTTGACGAGTCATCAATGCCCTTTATGATTAAATTAACCTCTTTTATTCTTTGTTTGGCGGTCATTATTCATTGGGCGTTTGATTTGCTAAGTTATCAACATTCTTATCTACAACTTTGGGTATAACTAACTCCCCTTGTTCGTTCGCTTGTGCAAAGTTATTAACATTCAACGGTTCTTCCTTTTGCAACTCATTTAGCTCTTTATTTGACTGCAACATTCTAACTAATTCGTCTCTGTCAAGATCAGGATTTAAATCACTTAACCAATCCAAATATGTTGATATATTGTTTTGAATTTCAACTAACCAGTCGTCCGTTACTTTATCTTTTGAATTCTTTTCTTCAAAATCAACGAGCATCTCAACCCCTTTGGGTATTTTTATTGAATTATCTCTATTATTAACTGCTTGCAATGTTCTAAATAAGTTTTGCTCATTATTATTCCAAATATCCCTTTGAGAATTGATCGCTGCAAACAACTCGTCATTATCCATCTGTTTATTTTCAGCACTCCTAACACTATTGGACGATATGAGAGAGTCCAGCGGTATATTATACATTGAAAACAGCATCTTTGTATTGAAAATGATTGACTCAATTACTTCTTTAATTTTGCCTTCGTTCTTAAACTCACCAATCTCATAGTTCTTACCGCTTTCAGTTCCAGGAACAGAATTGTTTTTAATACCAATATCCAAAATACCCATCGGGTCTAATACTCCATCGGCAGGCATATCAAGATTGATTGTATATTTTAGTCCAAATGAGCAATAACGCTCTAAATACCTAAGCTCTGTGATACTCATATTTAAGTCTTTGATGTATCGCACCACGTCATTGTCTTTCTGATCCCAAAAATCAGTAGCACTACCACAATTTCTAAAAACAACGAAAGGAGCAAAACCAGACCCGTTTATCTTAGTTTCAAATAACTTTTCAAACTCTTTTGAAGCCTCGTTGTCTAATTGTTCATTCTCTCTATTTGTGCCATTGTTGACTGTTTTAAAATCTCTTGACCAATTTTCAATCACTGGAACAGTTTGATTTAGATTTGTTGCTAAGTTTATTTCGTCTTGAATAAATGCTATTTGCTCCGCCATTGAAGCGTCATCATTCATTGTCTTAACTTGCAATACATCATTTTGTAAGAATACCATCTTTAACTTGCCCGTCTCATCTGTGATAATCTTGTAAATTGTTGTATTTAATAGATTTGTGAAACATTCAGCTTGCTTGATTGAGTTGTTAATATCGTCATTGTAAAGATTGTTCAACGACTCAAATAACTTGTCGTCATAATGAAACTTATCTTTATTGTCTGTTTTATTAAATTGCTCTGGTCCATCACTTTTTACCTCTTTTTTTGGGTTCTTTACAATCTCTTTATTGTTTATATAGAATTTTCTTGTTGGCTGTGTTGAATATACCCTAGAAATTGAATTAGTAAAAAACTTTAACAATGGCAAAGTCCTGCAAACTTTGCTCATCTCTCTTCTAATATTATTATTACTAACATTTTGATTGATATAACTAATCATATAATTATAGCCAAAGCCGTGATATGTATCCAATAACTCTGTTGCATATTTACGCCTGCTGTCCTCTTCCATTATCCTTTGACGATTTGGAGAAGTTAGTGTCATTGCTTGTTGTCTCATAATGTCGCCTTCTTTTGTCTTAGTCTTAGACGCGAAAAATCTATTTATGTTCATATTATAAACTCCGTGTTTTATGTTTTTCTCTTAAATTTTGAATAGGATATTCAGCCCATATAAAATAACCAGCACCATCGCTTGAGTGTGTTCTTGCAATATCGCTCTTCTCCAGCTCCGTGCCTTTCTCGTTCCAAGTTACTTGCTCCAAATCTTGGATCAATTTGATGCAAGAGGGATTGAATCTAATATGGTTCTTACCTAATTTTGCATTAACACAATTTAATCTATCTTTAACAGCGGGATTGCCAGTCGGCACTCTATAATTTACACTTTTAAAGTAATTTTTGAAAATTGCATCAATTATTTGATAATTTGTAACATTGCTACTAGCAGAACCATTTCTGCCAGAAGCATCACCGTATATTATAACATCAGCATCTTTTGACAATAGTTTTGTTAATTCAAGACAAGCTTCCTCTGTGTTTGAATGTGATTTGCTAACCCATTCGCCCAAAAATCTTATATTATCATCTGCCAAAGTTTGGCACCAACTCACAGAGTAGGGATAAACATTGAAATCAAAGCAAATATTGATTGGAAAACCATTTAAAGGAACCATCTCATCTTTTGCAATATGTATTTCACGATCAAAAGCATAATAGACACTGCCAGAAGTTAAGTTGACAAATTGTCCGCCAAGATAAGCTTTTAATAACTTTTCATCATATTGCTCTTCCAATAGTTTTTGGAAAGTCTCTGGCAAATACTTATTATCGCTTGTTTTAGCGTGGATTATTTCTTGTGATGGTTTTTGGTTCTCAACAAAGATTTTGTATGTCGCTTTATAGCCCTCGGGGGTTGTTACGATATAGAGCTGTGTTTTATCATTGCCCCTTAGTCGCCCTATTGCTTTTTGAAAACATTTCATAGCTTGCGAGGTTTTAACTGTATCAAATTCATCAAAGCCCACATATGTTAAATTTGCACCCACCATTCGGTTAGGTTGCTCTAGTGTGTATATCCTAATATTACCATATTTAGTTTTAAATCTATTTCTTGCGATATTAAATTCATAACTAATCCCTAAACTTTCTAGTAATAGTTTAAAATCTTCAACAAATAACTCATTTGCAAGATCAAGAGTTGGATAAATTATCCATCCATTTGACAAGCCATCTTTTCGTTTATTTATTATATGATGAATTAATGTTTTTCGCAGGAAAGCGTAGGTTTTACCAGCACCAAAGCCACTAACTAAAGCTAGGATTTGCTTCTGTGATTGAAGAAATTTAAATTGATGGGGTAAGAAGTTTTCTTTGTTTATTTCAATCTGCATTCCAACATTGAACACTTACTAATTGTTCTTGTCCATTTTGAACCCCAGAATAGAAATAACGACATTCTTTGCCGTCCTCAATACGCTCTTTGTAGTATGGCACTTGTGCAAATGCATTTATAGAGAAAAAAACTAATATTGTTGTAATTATGTATCTCATATTTGTTGTTAAAGTTTTAACCGTGCGATGAAGCATAGGCATTTAAACCTTTAAAATCAAGGGTTAATATTTTGTTAATCTATTTGAAATTTTATTTGATTTTCAACTAATAAATACATTTTAGATAATTACTTAAGTTGACTAACTTAGTAATCTTATTTATTAGTTTAAATGTTAATGTTTTTAGGCTAAAGGCAATGTTTAGACATAGGAATCCCTACTAGAGGAATTCCTATATTTTTTGAATTGTCTTGTTTTTGAGTCAAGGTCAACGTCTCAGAACGATAGGTTTGTCTCACAACTATAGTTTTTCAATAGCAAGCAGGTTGGCGGTGCTTTTACTGTGTCATACCCAACGGTCAATGCTTTCACATCACTAAGTCCTAGAATACCAGACAAATAGCACTCAAGGTTTCTAACAAGATTTAAAAAACTTGTTATATCATTTTTTACGAATAGAGCTTAATTAATTAGAAAAAGAGCCGATTTGAATAATCCGAGTAAGTTTCTTGTATTTCTACCACTAGAACTCTACACATATTTCTTTTGATATTCGCTATGTATTATTCACGACATTTATTGCTATTTTTTAATCAAAACTAGAAGTAAAGTGGTATTTCTACCACCTCACAAATGCCTTGAATACACAACGAAAAAGTTGAATAGCACGGGTAATTAATCCGCATCACAAATTTTACTCATCAATTTTATAATGTCAATACATATAATAAATTTATTTGCATTTATTTTAAATAAATATCTTGATTTTTACTAAAAATCTATTGACAATCTAAAAAAGCAACGTCCCGTTATATACTATTTCAATTCTATTGTCTCTTTACCATCTACTATTTTAATAGATGTATAATTTAACTCTTGCCCATCTTTACCCGTTGTCTCAGTCCTCAAGCTAAATTCATCTTTACATTTTGTACTTAGCCAGAATTTAGAAGCTTCATAGCTACCATCTTTAATTAACTTCACAACATTGACTTTAGCTTGAATATCAACACGCTTACGCACAGCATCCATTTCGTCAAAGAAAGTTAGGTTCTTTTTGCCGTGATTATAATAAGTCTGTTTTGATATGTTCGCGAAAATACAAGCTTGATCTATTGTTAGCCCATTCCCAAAAGCCGTCTTAAATTGATTGACCTTATCTTGAGTAATTGCAGGTGGTCTACCAGCATCCTTATATCTAACTTCGTGTTTTGTAGGTCTCCCATTTTTTCTTTCTATTTTCATAAGTTCCTTTTTATGTTCACTTTTTGGTTTTTTCTTTGTCATATTAGTTATTTACAAATGCTTTGAGAGGATAGAATATTAAAGAGTTTCTATACCCTCCTTCGAAAGTAGGTATGATGGGTGTTACTCCGTGTATATTTTTCCAAGCTGGATAAACTAAAATTGAATTATTAGCACTATCCATAGTAGCTCCATAGTCAGGTACGTGTAGGTTGCCACCAATTGAGTTTAGTCTTTTTGTTATAATAACATTAATAGCACCAACTATGTTGCCAGTATCTCTGTGGAATGGTGCAGATATATTATAATTTGAAATAGAGCTAGTCCAAATATTGCCGAATCTCCATTTTTGATCAACTTGCTCAAATAATTTTAATTGTGCTTTGTGTTGTTCTGGCAAGATTTCTTTTATCAAAATCTCGCTTTCATTGGCGAGGAGCAACATTGTTTTTATAAAAGGTTGTGCTGACTTAACGCCGTGCACACTAGAACGCCCAGCGTAATCCCTTTTCATATGGGGTTTGGGCGGGATGCTTCCTATGATTGTTGAATATTGTAATACAACATTCTTATATTTATATTTTCCTGTTTTTTCATCCACCCCGTCCGTTGGGGCTCTTTTCATCTCAGACTTAGGAACATCTTTAGTCCTTAGCAAGTTATCAGCTAAGTCCGCCAACTTGCACATTTTTTTAGGCATTTTTTTAATATAAAAACCCACAGCAATCCCATCTTCGTAGAACACGCAATCTTCTAAGATGTTAGGTTCAATAAA